TCATCTGCTTTACCTCTCTATGTAGTCGGTAGTGTTACCGATATAGGACACTCTCACGAATGCCCTATGGCAGTACACTATGCAAAGTTATACTTGCCGACACCAATTGTCAACCGGCCAAGATGCACCTGCTTTGTGAGTGGTGATGTTTGAATACCAACGCCACGACTCTTGTACTTACGCAGTGCAACGAATCCACGAACACCTGCAATGTTGAAGAACTTGCGTCCATGTAACTTTGCAGTGCGTAGTGCTGACCAACGAACCCATGATGTAGACTTTGCTGTTGCAATTTTCATAGCTATTAACCTCTCACTGTTTAGCTAGACCAAGACTTAATTGTCTTGAGTGATGACACTGTAACCAATGTCATCTATCAAGTCAACTGTTTTCTATTGTCCAAGTATTCACTACCTTGACATCATCGTACCCTGCCTGTTTCCAGACACTCGCAATCTTTTCTGCATGGCGTTCTGAAGTGTAATAATTGATCACTTCAGTACCACCAACGAACACTGTGTACTCGTCTGAAGATTCCCAACGTGCATCAAAGTCTATGCTGTCTTGAATATCCATTTTAGTCTCCTTTGTTACATTGAGTGCTGACACCAACAAAACCTGGATTTTGCTGATGTCAACTGTCAATGCAACATGTGAGAGATAAAGTTTCTAGTCCGTAGTACCAATTGCTTGCTAGCTAGGACAATTTAACTAGACAGATTCGGATGCATACTATTATGTGTCCACGCCCACAGGCGCACGAATGCGGCTTACAATGGTGGCAGTCACTGACTTCTGCACGTTGCCAAGAAGTGGGTCTTTTATTGTCTATGTTGCCAAGCACAGTCTACACTTCGTAGTAGCCAACACCCAAACTGTGCGCCTTGTTGTATTCTATTATGCATGTTCGTATTCAATTGTCAATACCTAATGTAAAACTTTTTTGACTCTATGCCTAATGAGTTTCACTGACTCGCATTCTACTTGGGTTTGTTCGTGTTTATCCATCACTGTTTGAATGCTTGTCTCTATCGACAATTGCCATAGTATATTGTGCAACGCACCAATGGTATTAGACATAGGTATCATAGACTTTAGTATAACATCATCACCTAAAACATATGAATAGTCTTGACTACCACGTCTCGATTCACCTGGGTATTAGACATTAGTATAATAGACTAAAGTATAATAGACCTTAGTAGTATAGACTTTAGTAGTATGCCTTAAACTTTTTAACCCTATAGGGTACTACATAGACACTCACACTTCAATGCTACCTTAGTCTATATAGACCAAAGTATAATGAGTCTTGACTTTCCTTCAAAGATCTGAGTCAACCTGGTGTGGCTACAGAGCACCCCACCGGGGGGCTGCCGAGCCATCGCAGTCTATACAGTACCTACACAGACACAAAAAAGAACTAAATTGACTAAAAAGTCTTGACAATCCTTTGATCTGTGTAAACTATCTAACTATTTAATATCTGTACAGAAATTGTACATCTTTCATTTTAAATAAAACGTTATATTGTAACATCTAAAAAGGAATCTGTTAGCAACACTTGACTTTACTTACATTTTATGCTATACTATATGGAAATTAACGTAGGATTTTCTAGTATGACGGACAACACTACGCCTGTAAAGCGTGGTCGCCCAAAGAAATCTGACATTGAAGCTAAAAAGAAAGGTAATAGAGGTGTTAGAGGTAGGCCACCCGGTGATGCCGCTAGGATTAATGAATTCAAAGCTCGACTGTTAGCTACTTCTGGCGACAAAGTCATTAACAAGGTGATACAAATTGCTCAGAATGATGAGCATCCTGGTCAGATGGCGGCACTGAAGATGTGTATGGATAGAATACTACCTCTATCTTACTTTGATAAGGATAAGAATGGCGGTGGACGTTCGCAAGTGTCCATTACAATCACTGGTGTAGGCGGTGACACTACGATTGTTGGTAGTGAAGAGCCAATAGATGCGGAGTATACTGATGTCTCTGAGTGAAGAGCTAAAGAATCAAATCAAAACAGACTTGATGAAGCATGAAGGCATACGCTTTGAAGTGTACTTGGATCATTTAGGACTACCTACGGGTGGTATTGGACATCTTATCACTGAAGACAACTATGAAGTTGGTGATGAACTACCATCAGCACTGGTAGATAAGTGGTTTGAAGCAGACTTTGATACTGCAGTGACAGACTGTTGTGCGTTGTTTCTAAACTTTGAATCTCATCCTGATCATGTTAAACGTGTGTTAGTAAACATGGCGTTTAATCTTGGACGCAATCGTTTATCAAAGTTTAAGAACATGACGACTGCTGTAAATGAGGGCAACTATCCTAAAGCCGCTATAGAGATGATGGATAGTAAGTGGTACTTGCAGGTAGGACTGCGTAGTAAAGAGCTAGTGGAGATAATGCGTGGGTGATACAGTTAATAAATATTTATCATTAGGTAAAAAAGGTCTTGATATTGTACCAAGAGTGTATGATGAGTTTTCTAATCTAAGTTTATCTGAAATTGTAAATTTTTTAGGGACAGATTCTGTAGAACAATTTGGTAAAGGTCTTGCAAACACTGTGACAGGTGTAGATTTCACTCAAACAAATGAAGACTTTGAAGCTCCTGTTGTTGATGCAATTAGAACATCTGTTGTCAATGCTTTGAAGAAAGGAAGACGTGGAACAGAGTACGAAGATTATGCACCACTAGAAGATGGAACAGACGTTGGCAGGTTTGTTAGAAGTGATGAAGCTCGCAAAGGTGGAGAGTTTTTTAAAATGCTTCCTGCTAACCCACAGTTAGTAGCGGCAACATCTGTTGGACGTGGTTCAATTGAAATTACAGACGATGGCGAAGTTTACTTTACAGACAAATATAATTTTTCTAAAAGTGGATCTAATAAAGGATCAGACCTGTATAGTGATGTTAGAAAAGTTGCAGGTAAAGTAATGACTGAAACTGAAGATGAAAGCTCAGGCAACACTATTCGTTTATATATGGGCCACAAAGATGAACTGTTAGGTCGTCAAATTAAAAGAGGCGATACCCTGTCTAAAATTTCTAAAGATACAGGTGTTAGTGTAGAAGAGTTGATGGCTTTTAATAATATTACAAATGCTAATAAAATTAAAGCAGGTGAGTATATTCGGATTCCAAAAGCATCAACACAACCAGAGCAAATGGTAGCCTCAAGAGATTTATTGCAAGGTGATGTAGAGTTATTCGGTGGAGCTTAATGTTCAACTGCTTCCGTGGCAACAGGAAGTATTCTCAGATCCAACACGATTTAAAATTGTAGCCGCAGGCCGACGAACAGGTAAATCAAGGCTAGCGGCTTGGTTGTTAGTAATCTATGCTCTGCAAACAGAACGTGGTCATGTATTCTATGTAGCCCCTACCCAGGGACAAGCACGGGATATTATGTGGAGCACCTTGTTAGAAATTGCACATCCAGTAATCAAAGGGAGTCATATTAACAATCTCCAAATTACTTTGATTAATGGTACAACAATTAGTTTAAAAGGTGCTGACAGGCCAGAGACAATGCGTGGTGTCTCCCTGAAGTTCCTTGTTATGGACGAGTATGCGGATATGAAGCCCAGTGTTTGGGAAACTATCCTACGTCCTGCGCTTGCTGACCAAAAGGGTGAAGCCTTATTTATTGGAACACCAATGGGGCGTAACCACTTCTATGAGCTATATACATACGCTGATATGGGAGATGATGAAAGCTATAAAGCATGGCACTTCACATCTTATGACAATCCGCTTCTTGATCCAGACGAGATTGATACAGCTAAAAAATCCATGTCGAGCTATGCGTTCAGACAGGAATTCCTTGCAAGCTTTGAAGCATCTGGTAGTGAAATTTTTAAAGAAGACTGGGTACAGTTTGATAATGAAGAGCCTGAGTTTGGCGATTATTATATTGCAGTGGACTTGGCAGGCTTTGCGGATGTTGAACATGCAACGAAGTCTAAGAATAAAAGACTAGACCAAACGGCTATTGCTGTTGTCAAAGCCAATGAAGATGGATGGTGGGTTGCAGACATTGTACATGGACGTTGGGATGTTAAGAAGACAGCAAGAAAAATCTTTGATGCTGTTGCCCACTACAAACCTGTAGCTGTTGGGATTGAAAAAGGAGCGTTGAAGAATGCAGTGCTTCCGTACTTAACAGATATTATGAAATCAAATCAAAGATTCTTCAGAGTAGAAGAACTTACACACGGTAATAAAAAGAAAACTGATCGTGTTGTTTGGGCATTGCAAGGACGCTTTGAACATGGACAGATAGTTTTAAATGAAGGAGCGTGGAATGCACAATTCTTAGACGAACTGTTCCAATTCCCTAATACGTTGGTGCATGATGACTTAGTTGATGCGTTAGCGTACATAGATCAAATGGCTAAGGTTGCTTACCATTATGACTTTGAAGAAGATGACTTTGAATTTTTAGACCCCGTAGCAGGATACTAACATGGAATACGAAGATTTTAAAAACGAACAAGGCTTAGAGTCTTGGGTAGTTAACAAGTGCCAACAGTGGCGTGATCACTTTGAATCCAACTACCAAGAAAACTTTGATGAATACTACAGACTATGGCGTGGTATTTGGGCTAAGGAAGATAGCCTGCGTCACAGCGAACGATCAAAGTTAATTAGTCCTGCTCTCCAACAAGCAGTTGAGTCTGCTGTAGCAGAAGTTGAGGAAGCTACATTTGGACGTGGAAAGTGGTTTGACATCAAAGATGATGTGATGGATCAAGACAATGCCGATGTCCAGTTTATTAGACAAAACCTTGATCAAGACTTAAAGTTTGTTTCAGCACGTAAGTCTATTGCAGAATGTATTCTTAACTCTGCAATCTTTGGTACAGGTATTGGCGAGATTATTGCTGAAGAACAGATTGAGTTTACTCCTGCTACACAGCC